CTGCATAAACGGACGAAGATAAGCAATTGCATAGTACTCAGGGTCAAGCATCCAGACATCCCGGCTACGCTGGAAGCGGTTAGGAACAACGGCCATTTCACCAAAGTCACTAACGTACACGTCCATGCCACCAATGATGCGCTGATCGTTAGCTTCAATGCGGTTAGACGAGCCACCCGCAGCACCAACGCCAACAAAGCTAGAGAACGTCTGCTTCTGCGACGGAGACATCATCAGATATTTAATGTCAGCACCGTTGTCAAACGCAGTAAGGATAGACGCTTTCAGCAGCGTTTCGGTAAACGTGCGGGCCGTACCATCGGTACGAGCCACACCATTACCAGCACCTGAACCACCAGTACCAGCACTCACATTGGTCGATACCCAAGAGGTAAGCGAACCAAGCTTACGAACAGTAGTGTCCGCAGCCATCGCCGTCTTGCTCTGGTTAACGCCAACATACGCACGTTCCATATCACGCTTAAGTTCTTTAGCGCGTTTGGACATCTGGTAAGCAAGCTCTTCTTTACGACCAGCTTTAGAAACAGCATCCAGAGTCCCAGAGACGAGCGTCGTCTTCAGGCTGATCTGGCAGATGTTACCAATGCGAGTCGTAGGAGTCGGCTCAGCGGCAGTAAGAGTTACACCTTCTTCATGGTGGTTATTAGCAGCGGCTGCAAGAGCATCCGTCTGCCATTCGTGGTTAACCGCGACCGCATCTTCGCGTCCGCCCATAGACATAAAGGGCGTATCGGTCGGGGAGATATCGTAGATAACATTCTCAAGGTCTTCACGAAGACCCTTTGCTGAGAACGTAACAAACACACCGGCTGGCTGTGCCATAGTTTAGTTCCTTCTAAGGTTAAGAGATAAAGTCCAGAAAAACATTTGCAGCATCGCGTTGGTTACCTGTTTTCGACAACTTCTCTCGTTTAGCCTGAACTGTCCGACGAGAGCGTTGAGCTTTTGTCTGGGGAGTTCCGGCTTTGACGACTTTAGGAGCAGTTTTAGATTTCTTAACTGGAACCTTAGAAACCTTATCCTGCATCATAGCTTTATGCAGTACTAAGATCACACGGTGGTCAGCTATTCCATCAATATCCTGAGGAGAAAATCCTAAGTTAAGGGCGTAGTTTCGTACTTCGTCCTTAAAAGTAGAACCTGGTTCAGTATATTCGGGCAGGGCTTTAGAGAGAAGTTCAGCTTCTTTCTGAAGTTTCTCCTGTAGCATCTGTCCCATATCTGTTTCATTCTGCTGCTGAACGCGCGCACGCTCGTTCTGCAATTCAGAAATCTTCTCCTTAGCTTCTTGGTACTCAAGACGCTTCTCCATGTATTCCATAGGATCAGTGTCTTTAAGATCAGCCCAGTCTATATCTGCATAGCGAGATAGCTCTGCATTCTGATTCTGGGCCATGTTACCTAGAAGCTGAGAGTACTGTTCACGTTCTTGTGTAACAGCTTGGAGATTAGCTTCATAAGCTTTTCTCTGCTCCGCTAGAGATTGCGATTTACGGGTATAGTCCGCTTGCCGCTGGTAACCGTTCCGTAGCTCATCAAGATTAACCTCTACTTCTTCACCATCAACTTTAACGGTGTAGCTAGGGGAGGTTTCTATTTCAGCTACTTCTTCGTCTACCTCATAGTCAACTTCCTCAGACTCAACTTCTTCATCTTCCGTCGCTTCATATTCCTCTTCAGCGGCTTCTGTTTCAGAGACTTCATACTCACTAGAGTCTGCGGGTTCTTCGATAGTTTGTTCTGGATTGGTGTCTTCATCACTTCCAAACATGACATCGAACATGTTAAGCTTTGGCTCGGTGACTTCCCCTTCGGGATTGGTCTGTGCCTCACTCATTTGTAGTTACCTTTCTGTGTTCTCAATTTTGTGATCGTCTATAACAGCTTTTAGATCATCTACAATAGAACCTAAAGCTTGTAATTTCATCCAGCATGTTTCTCGTTCTTCTAGAGATTGAGACATGCTCCATTGAATTACTAGATCGTTGTTCAGCCTTTCCAAGGTAAGTTTAAAAGCTTCGTTATTTAAAATTAAATTAGCTTGGTTGGCTTGTTCAGTAGGGTTCATTTGTGTTTCTGCATCGTCCCATCAGTTCCGGCATACTTAGAGTTGCCGAAAATGTTTCCACCCATGCGATTACCATCGCCCTTGGGAGGACTAGTGTTACCGCCTTTGGGAGGGACAGGTCGGTTACCAACTTTGCCCATCTTAGGGCTAGCATACGTTTTCATAATAGTTCCTTTCTGTTACCATTTTTTACAAGACCAATATCTTGCACTTAGTTTGGAGGGAGGGCTGGTATCGCATTTATGTCTAGCCCTAAAACTTTTTCTACGCTTAGGTTGCTCTTTTTTAATAGTCATGTTGGGATCACCAAAGCGAACTAGTTTTACAGAACTTCCTTGCTTTGCCAAGACTGCAAACTTTTTGTTTTTACCAGGAGTTCTTTTAGGTTTATTATATCCTGAAAACTTTTCTTTTCTGTATGTGATCATGTTTTGATAATAAAATTAATAGGCTGTAGCTTAATCACGTCTGTGCCTGTAGCAGCACTAGCAGTAACGGATGCGCCTAAAACAAAACTACTGCCTACACCTACAGGAGAAAATGTTCTAAAGTCAGGTACTAAGAAGTTTGAACCACTTGTGCCAAAGGTGTTACCTATGACATTGTACAACGCAGCGTAGGTAGACGTAGAGAATGCAGAACCGTTGCACTGAAGCCAATCGTTAACACCACTGATAGTCTGCGTTGCAGGTATGCTATTACTAGCGTACATGATTACAGAGCCTACGGGGAAGCCCAGCTTGTTCAGTTGGGCAGACGTTTGGGTAACAGCAGTAGTTCCAAGATTGGGAAACTGTGTCTGAAGAACAGACTTGACCAAGCGAAGATGATCATCACCTTCTGAAAGAGGATCACTAGCAGAGGGGTTTGAAGAGTTGAGTTGGCTAATATAACTAGCAGATTCTACAGTCATGTCTTACTCCGTTAATCTTATTTTAGCATTAGTATGTTTATTTGTCAAGAAATCTTAATAATTACAGTTTTTCTGCTTGTAGTATTGCAGCCCAGTACTCGTCGCTTACCATTGCGTCAGAGTTAACACCTCTGTCTATGTTGATCCTGCCCATGCGGCCACAAAAATCGCCAAGCTCTTCTTCTGTTTCAATGCCGGTCATGTCTGCGCCGTTGTCGGATAACCAATCTATACGATTGCGGGTATCGATCACGCTGGGCCACTCTCGACCAACGAGGTCAGCGAGGTAATTACGCGGCGCACACTCGTCGCAACAGCCGCCGCGCCAAACGTAATCTGCCGGATCAGCCGTTGATCGCCACTGGCCGTAATCGCCCTGCTCTGCACACCACAGATCAAAGTCACGACCCGTCTGACCGTCGCTGACGTAGTGGTCGTATCCACGCTGATAGGCACAACGGAGGCACCAGATATCTGTGCAGGTATCGACATCGCACGTTGTAATCAGCGACCGCAGTTCTGCTGGCAGTGCTTCCAGTTGCTCAAATCTGCCCGACATTTGTGCAGCAATCGTGTCGTAATCCGCATCCGCTGCGACCGGCTCAGTGATACTGATCGACGGCAGATATACCGCCGCGTCTGTGTCGTAAACCTGACCGATTAGAATTGGGTGCCTGTCGGTCGCGGTGTTTTCGACGCTAATACCAATGGCAATGCCATCAGCACTGTGTGCCGCAATCTGTGTCACGTAGTTTTCGTATCGCGCCGTCGCAAACGCATAGGTCAACTGTTTGGCAAACCCTGCTCGAACCGGGCGCATATCGTCTACGTGGTTTATTGTCGGCAGGGTGACGTATGTGCGTTCAAACGTGCGGACGTTTGTTTCGAGCCAATCGCAGATTGCGTCAAACTCTGTGCGTTCATTTGGTGCGCCGTCGTAACCCTCACGGAAATGAAGCGCCACAATTTCGTGTTCTGTCTGGGTCAAAAACTGGTACAATGCGTACGCACTGTTTACGCCGCTGCTGGCAGGAATTAAAATTTTCATCAACCAATAGTCCCTGCGATTGTACCGGAATTATTTACGGTAATTGTGTTGCTGTTTTCCCTGATTGCAAAACCAGCCGCGCCACCAGCGCCGCCAGCGCCGGGGGCTTGAACGTTGCAAAATGGGCGCGGCGGACTGGAGGGGTATGAGCCGCTGCCTCCCGTCGATCCGGCGATGCCGAAGCCACCGGCAGCGCCCGTCGAGCCATAGGAGCCATAGACAAGAGGCCCGTAACACCCGTATTTTGATTCGAATTCCGCATATCTCGACCCCCTCTGGCCTCCACCGCCTCCACCGCCACCTCCTGATCTAAGGTTAGCACCGCTGGCAACATTAACGACTGATGCACCGCTAGTTTCCCAGTAGATCGCGTCGCCGCCCACCGAGCCAGGTAT